TAAGCGATAGTGAAGTTCCGATGGCGCCGATATCACCATTACCGGCACTTATCCGAACTTCACTATCGCTTATAGTGGAACCGGCGGCGCTTTTCTACCACTCGCTGGCGGCACAATGACCGGCAACATTGTTTTCGATGGAACCAGTGGGCAATTTATCGGCAAGGGAACCTTCGACACCGCACGAAGCGGCAATTATGGCATCTCAATCGTTTGCTCCGTTGGCTACGAATTTAACTGGCAAGCTGGCTGGCTGGTAACTACAGAGCAAAGCTCGGCAACACCACGACCTCTTTATCTAGATTCGCTCGCTGGAACGACGCTACGAGCATGGGATTCTTCAGCGTCAACAGGCACCGAAGTTACGCATTTAGGAATAACTTTCGCAGACACCACGGTGCAGACTACAGCGTACACCGGAGGCGCAGGCGTTTCCTCGCTCACCGCTGGCACTGGTATTTCTCTTGATGTGACCACCGGCGATATTACCGTCACAAACTCCGAGCCAGACCAGACTGTAACGCTCACGGACGGAACAGGGATTACGGTTACTGGTACTTATCCATCCTTCACGATTACCTCTAGCATCACACAATACACCGACACTGACGCTAGACTTGCACTCTCGGCAGGCACCGGCATAAGCTACGACAATACCACCGGAATCGTTACTAATGATAATCCAGACCAGACTGTAACGCTCACGGATGGAACTGGCATTACGGTTACCGGAACTTATCCATCGTTTACGATTACCTCTAGCATTACTCAGTACACCGACACCGACGCAAGGCTTGCGATCTCCGCAGGCACTGGTATCAGCTACGATAACGCAACCGGCATCGTCACAAACTCCGAACCAGATCAGACGGTCACGCTGACGAACGGCACTGATATTAGCATCACTGGAACTTATCCATCGTTTACGATTGCTTACAGCGGAGCAGGCGGCGGCAGCGGAACAGTCACCAAGACTTCCGTAGTATCGGCAAACGGCTTTGCTGGATCGGTAGCAACGGACACCACGACACCAGCGATCACGATAACAACAAGCATCACCGGACTCTTAAAAGGCGATGGCACCGCAATAAGCGCAGCAACTTCTGGAACTGATTACGCCATACCTAGCGGCAACATTACCGGCACCGCAGCAGGCCTTTCGGCAACGCTTGCCGTAACTTCTGGCGGAACTGGCTTGGCAACTTTAACGGCTGATAATGTAATCCTTGGCAACGGCACTAGCTCACCAACTTTCGTTGCGCCGTCTACCTCTGGAAATGTTTTAACATCTAACGGCACAACTTGGCAGAGTGTCGCACCGGCAGGCGGCGGCTCTGGAACAGTAACGAGCGCAAGCGTAGTCTCTGCGAATGGATTTGCCGGTACCGTGGCAACAGCAACGACAACGCCAGCGATTACTATCTCGACTTCCATCAACGGAGTGTTGAAGGGGAATGGCACCGCACTAAGTGCGGCCACCGCAGGAACGGATTATGTAGCACCAGCAGGCGCACTTGGTACACCTTCAAGCGGTACGCTCACCAGTTGCACCGGCCTACCGATATCGTCAGGTGTTTCTGGTCTCGGTACTAGCGTTGCCGCATTCCTTGCTACACCATCCAGTGCAAATTTAGCAGCAGCTTTGACGGATGAAACTGGCACCGGGCTTGCAGTTTTTAATGGGTCACCAGCGATTACAACCCCAACGATTACCGGACTTAATGAAACCAAAACAGCACCGACTATAGCCTCTGGTGTGTTAGCTTTGAATTGCGCCTCTGGCAATGTGTTTCATGTGAGCTTAAACGCAGCAATCACAAGTTTGACCTTCTCGAATATACCGGCCACCGGTTCCGCTTTTGGCCTCACATTAATTCTAGCAATGACAGGCACAGCCTACACAATAACTTGGCCAGCGAGTGTAAAATGGCCGAGTGGAACGGCACCTACACTTACCTCTACCAATTTAAAAAGTGACATAATAATTCTTACGACGGTCGACGGCGGCACAGTATGGTTTGCAATGGTTGGAGGCCAGAATCTATAATGCCGATTTATCGCAGTTTGATGGGTGTGGCTAGAGGCAGCGCAGCACCAGGCGCACTAAGCGGTACTACTACAATAGCGACTGGGTCTACTCCTTACGGCATTTGCATTTCTGCCAATGGTACAAGCGTATACGCAACTAATTCCATATCCAACACAGTTTCGATTTTTACACGCAATACAACTAGCGGCGCACTAAGTGGCACGACCACAATTGCGTCTGGAAGTAGTCCCTACAACGTTTGCATTTCTGCCGATGGAAAGAACGTTTACGCAGCTAACGCCGGTGGCGCCACAGTTTCTATCTTTACTCGCAATACGACAACTGGTGCATTGAGTGGCACATCAACTATTGCTGCGCCTGGTCCAAGAAACGTTTGCATTTCTGCCGATGGAAAGAACGTTTACGCAACTAATTGGTTTAATGCCAAAGTTTCGATTTTTACACGCAACACAACTAGCGGCGCACTAAGTGGCACGACTACAATAGCGACTGGCGCAAACCCCTACGGTGTTTGCATTTCTGCCGATGGAAAGAACGTTTACGCAACTAATTTTGTATCAAGCACAGTTTCGATTTTTACACGCAACACAACTAGCGGCGCACTAAGTGGCGGGACTACAATAGCGACTGGCGCAAACCCCTACGGTGTTTGCATTTCTGCCGATGGAAAGAACGTTTACGCAGCTAATAACAGCGGCAACACAGTCTCGATTTTTACACGCAATACAGCTACCGGCGCACTAAGCGGCACTACTACAATAGCGGCTGGGTCTAGTCCAAGAAGCATTTGCATTAGTGCAGATGGTGCAAGCGTTTACGCAACTAATACCACCTCCAGCACAGTTTCGATTTTTACACGCAACACAACTAGCGGCGCACTAAGTGGCGGGACTTCAATAGCGACTGGTTCTAGCCCATACGGAATTTGCATTTCCGCAGATGGTACTAGCGTTTACGCAGCTAATCAAAGCTCTAACACAGTCTCAATCTTCACTCGGAGTTAATCAATCATGCAATACGCAAAAATAAACGGTGACACAATCTTAGAGTTTCCATCCTATCCACACACCAACCACCCGCAGACATCGTTTGCCGAAGGCTGGCAGGGTGGCGAGATTGAAGGCAGCACTTATGTGCTTGTCGAAATTGAGGACACACCAGCCACCGACTACCTGACACAAGACACGGAAGTTGAACCACCGAAAAAGGTGAAGGGCAAATGGTCAGTGAAAACCAAAGTCAAAGATATTTCGCCAGAGGAAAAAGCGAAACGCAAAGCCGAGAGAGCAGAGCGAGACGCAGAGCAAGAGGACAACTTTCTCAGCAAAGCAGAAATTAAAGCGATACGAAAACTTCTTAAAGCGCAGGCGTAAACATGGAACCAAACATTATTACCATTGCGGAACGCCTTGGCGTTTCGTTTGCGTTCTTAATTCTTATCCTGTTTTTCTTTGCCAAAGCCGCTTATTGGTTTGGCGATAAGGTAATTATTCCTTTGACTAGTAAACACATCTCATTTATAGATAGATTAGAAGTAGCTTTGGAAAAAGTGGTAGATACGCAAGTTGAACTTACCAAAGCCTGCAAGCAAATTTTGAATAATACCAGAGTCGACTTGCCAGTTTTAGAAACACGAAATAAGGAGCAGAAGAATGACCGACCTACCAGTTGATTTTCCAACGGAAGCGATTTTAAACATTGTGGACGCAATCCGCAAAGGCGAAGTGAAAAATAGATTGTTTGCGCAATCGCTTTGGGTTCTTGCTGGCTTTGCCATTGGCCAATCACTCGAAGAAAAAAAGCCATACGGTGAAAGTAATCCAGACGCAAGCGATGGCAGCGAAATTTCAATGGAAGACTTTACGGCAATCCTAGAGCAGATTACCAGTAAAGGCTATGGGCCGCAATTCGGTATGGTTCCTTGGTTTCTGATTGCTAGGGTGGCATTGCGACTTATCGCAAATTTTTTCTAAGCGGATACCAGCGCAGCGGCGCATGGCCTTCTGTCCGCAAAAAACACCTTGCCGCATTTCCAGCTTGCGAAGTCTGCGCTTCCAAGAAGGATTTGCAAGTACACCATCTGAAAAGCGTTTCAAAAAATCCAGAGCTGGAACTATGCGAAAACAATCTTTTCACGTTGTGCGCTGGTCAAGCCTGCAACTGCCATTTTGTTTTTGGACACGCTTTCGATTGGAAACGAACAAACAACGATTGCGTTGCCGATTCAAAAAACTTCAGGAGGAAACAAGAAAATGATTAGCTTAATTCTAGCCTTGGCATTTAATCAAAGTATTATCTTGCCGGAAAACATCAGCGGCAGGCCTGGCAGCTTTATTCAAGTGGAAGCCAAAACGGAATGTAAACTAGTGGAATGGGTCTTGCTCGATGCAGGCTTGGAATTATTTCCAATCAATCTTTTGGCAAACACTCGCACCGCAGTAGTTACCAGTACCACGCCAGGCGTTTACAGGCTTCTAGCTTATGGCGCAACTGGCGATATTCCGACCAAGCCAGCAATCGTAAGCATCACCATAGGAACACCACCAGCACCGGAACCGACGGATAAAAGCGAAATCTTCCGACGTATTGAAACATTGTTCAAGGCGGATACCGACGCGGAAAAGATCACGCAGGCGAAGGCATACGCAGGAGTTTTCCGAGCGCTGGCGCAAGCCGCAGGCGATGAGAAAATTAAAACATCTGGCGAACTCTTCCGCATTGGATCGTTAGCGGCAAGCAACGTATTAACGGAAAAACAAATTACCTCCATCCGTGACGAGATTGGCGGTTATTTGAATTCAAAACTTAACACCGAAGTTGCGCACCTTCTCACAGCAGAAGACCGTAGGAAATGTGCTAGCGAATTTCTGACAATCGCAAAAATACTGGAGGCCCTGAAATGACTGATAGCTTTGAAGAAAACTACGACTTGTTAAAGTCTGTTGGCGGCAGTCGAATTGCTCTTGGTCGACATCCTACCGTATCGAGGATGTGGAACTTTGGCTACACCGGCGCACCTATCGATGATCCTTTTTTAAATGCCATGCCAGAGTTTAAAATCATTGGCTATGAGGAAGACAAGAGACAAGCCTTCCTTTGGGATTTCTCCTTGCAGGCAAACGCAGGCAAGCACTTTCTAACCTTTCGCCAAGAAACCGGTAGTTGCGTAGGTAACGGACTGGGCCAGGCTATTTGGTACTTATCAGCGGTAGAGGTGTTCAGACTCAAAGATCCGGAGCAAGTTTTATTACCCTTCTGGCTATTGCCTTACGGAAAATCTCGCCAGATTGCAGGCATGAGAGGCCAAGGCGAAGGGAGCTTTGGTAGCGCAGCTGCTGAAGCAATGCGTACCGAAGGCATTTTATCAGCAAATTGCGAAGGCCTGCCAACCTACACCACGAACGACGGCATTTGTTTTGGTGCTAAAACGGAACTAACTTGGTCAGATGGCGCCAAGATTCCGGAGAAATGGCTTACGGAATCACGCAAGCACCTTGTAAAAACAGCATCGAAAGTTAGAAATGCAGGCGAAGCCAAGGCGGCGCTTAAGAATTATTACCCTTTAACTTGTGCAAGCAACTTCGGCACAAAGCAAATGAATCCGCCAATGGTTGGTTCGCCAGGCGTAAAGATAGCCAAACGGACAGATACTTGGGGCCACCAGATGTGTTGCATCGGATGGATGGAACACGAACAGTTTGGCGATTTGTTTTACATTCTAAATTCTTGGGGCCCTGACGCACACGGCGCCGAGACAACCAATTTTAATGAACCGCCAGGCGGATTCTGGATTACCTCGGAGAGCATGGATTTTATGTGTAAGGATGAGGTTTTCGCCTTTAGTCAATTTAACGGATTCCCTGCGCAGAATTTTTCATGGAGGCTTTAAATATGGATCTGATTTTCATCTTAAGTTTGCTGGCAGTGGAGCAGGCCAAGGCGTTAGTTTTAGCGCCTCCTATTCCTTTGACTTCTAAGGCACCAGAGAAGCCGGAAATTTGCATCGGCGGAACATGAGGAGTAACGAGCCGCCGCCGTCGCTAGTTAGCGTTTTAGGTGGCGTTTTTAGGGGTGGAGGAAAAGCCCCATACTGAACAAAAACATCGCATGGCGAATGGCTTATTTAATAGGCTTTTGCCATTTGATAACGAAACGAATTTCATGATCAAATCTTAGTTAAGGGAAATGGCTTTGCGTGAACTAAGAGCGCTCCTTAGTTCATGATGCTGGACTTAGTTAATTATTGAATTATTATCTAGATTTACAACAGATATTTATACTCTTTTATCCTACCCTGTTTTACCCTAAAGTTAGTTTTAAGGGGTAGTTTTAAGTATTTTTTAGTAGTGTTAAATTTTGTTTGAAATAGCTACAAAACAAGGCATTTCATAGCGTTTGAAGACAAAAATATTTTTTATCGTAAAATGTGCCTATAGGCCTAATTTCGCTAACTGTAAAGTTAAATCCGCTTCTGACCACAAGTCATAAGCCCTTTACTGCCAATTGCTTACACCTTTTATTTTTCACTTCTTTTCAGTCTGAAAGTATTTCTAGGGTACAAATTACCCTAATTACCTCCTGCCGACCTACCACCGCCTCATATCCTAGAATAACCTACGGAGTTATTAAAAACACTCAAGAAAAATCCAAGGAGGAATTATCGTGAGAAAGCTTCCGCAAATGCACCACCACCGCGCCAGCAATCGCGCGCGCGTTTACTTCAAAGGAAAACATATCTACCTTGGCGAATGGGCTTCGCCTGAAGCAAACACCAACTACCAAAATTTCCTTCGGCAGATCGACGAAATAAGCGCTCCGATTGCTAAGGGTGGCGGTCTGCCTGCCAGCGTTGCCGCTGGTAAGTATCTGGACTATGCCAAAGATTACTTCGGAGGAAAAGGCGAGTATAACAATCTTAAGTCCACACTAGGCGTTTTCATTGAATATTTCCAATGGCAACCAATAACAGAAATTGGGCCTTTGAAAATTACAAAGTTCATGGAGGATTTGGCGAGCAAGAAGCTTCCACGCATCCGAATTAATCGAATCCTTCAACACATTAAGAGAATGAATACTTGGCTAGTCGAACGTGAACTTGTTGGCGGAGAGAAATTTGCAGCTATCCAAGCCGTTAAAAGTTTAAAGGCTGGCCGAACTCCTGCGGTAGAAATGGTACCGGTGGCGGCGGTTAAGATTGAGGTAGTGGAACAAACATTAAAGCTAATCCGAAAGCCTCTTTGCGATATGATCCAGATTCAATTGCTAACGGCAATGAGGCCTAATGAAGTTTGCAATCTGAATTTCGATGAAATCGACCAGGCAAAAGCCGTTTGGATTTACAGCCCTGCAAAACACAAAACATCCTACCGAGGACACAAACGGCAGATTTTGATTGGGCCAGAGGCGCAAGCATTACTTCGGCCTTACTCGTTCCTTCCAAAGGATAAGCCTATTTTTTACACCACTAAAGAGGAACCGTTTACCGCTGGAACCTACGGAAGAGCGATTCTAGAACATAACAAAGCGCACTCAATCCAGCACTGGATGCCGAACCAATTAAGGCACGCCGCCGCTACTCGCTTGGTAAAGGAATTTGGCTGGCAGGCTGCCAGGATCATTTTAGGGCATAAGTCTTTTGACATTACCGCAATTTATGCCGAGGAAAATTTAGAGAAAACAGCGGAGATTATCGGAAGGATTGGCTAGGAATAGTCATTTGACAAGAGGCCGCAGGCATTACGCTTGCGGCCTTTTTTCGTTAATCCTTCCTTGGCCTGCCCCTGCCCTTCCTGCGCTGCGCTTTGATCAGTTCGGAAGGCTGAATGAAAAACACGCCAGAGTGTTTCCGCGCAATAATAACACCGTTAGCAATCATTTTGTGAACGGCTTGCACCGTAACATTTAATAATTCTGCAAATTCTTTGACGCTCAAAAGTTCCATTTTCATTCCTATTTTGGTCTTACCATTTTAGGAATTATTCGGAAGATATGATAGAAACTTGCACTTTTTGCGGATAAATGCACTAATTAAATAGTTTAAATCAAAATAATATAAATCAAAATAGTATTTGAATTTAAACTATTTAAGCAATAAAAAGATTAAAGTTATGCCCCATACTAATTCACGCCTAGGATTTGTTATGAAAAGAAATGCCTGCCTGTTACGTGCCTCTTGGCCTACCCCTGCCTTTTCTCAATTCGGCTTTCGCAAGCTCCGACTTTGGAATAATCCAGAAGCCGCTAAGCCTTTCCGATTTGATTGTTCCGGCTTTCATCAAAGCATGAACGCCCTGCGCCGTTAAGCCTATCAGATCTGCAAATTGTTTTACTGAGTAATAATCATCCACGAAATCAATCCTCCTGATTAATTTTCATTGTAGCAGGTTTTCACATAAAAAGGAATATTCGGAAAAGTTTAAACAATTTCTATTGACTGATTATTCGGAAAAGTTTAAACAATTAATTGTACTGCAAATTTTAGATTTCTAAGCTTGCAGAATTTAAGACCAGAATTACATTAGGTGAAAGGATGTACACTAATGAACAACACGCCCAGTCAGAATGAAGCAATTCAAAAGATCCGCCAAAAACTCTACTTTTGCGCAGCCCTTGCGCTTCGGCACAATCTCGATTTGTCAGCTGAGTTATTCAGGATCTTCGGAAGCGAAGCGCCAGCGACTCCGCACAGCATGATTGAAACGAAGATTGAAACGAAAGGATCAATCGGCAAATTTAAACTTGAAGGGCGAGACCTTCTAGTATTTGAAACAATTTACACGGCAACAGAACCGATAAGCATCGATGAAATGCTTGATAAATTCAAAGGTAACAGAGATACTAGATGTAGTAAAACAACGCTTACAACAACAGTTAAAGTTTTGAGAGCGCTGGAGCTTATAAGCTACACAGAAGAAAACGGTAAATTTGGCTACCTGAGAAAGCAAAGCAATGGAGCTTTTGACTCTTAAAAAGTTTGCCGGCAATGTCATGCGAAACAAGCAGGGCCTTCTTTACGCTTACTACTTCCAGAGAGTTTCCGAGACAATGAAAAAGTATCTGGCTGGCGAAATCACAACGCCATTGTCTGACGCACCAACCGCAATCGTAGCAATATCCGGTTGCAGTTTACCGGCAGCAGTATTCCGAGAGCGAGCCAACGGCGATTTTCCAATGGAATCATTATTGATAACTGGCATCTTTGAAAAAGATTTAAACAAAGCGTTCTCCGATGTAATCAATCTGGACTTTGGGCCAGTTGATGAGAAAAAAGGAATTCCAGTTCTTATTGTTTACCGTGGCGGAGCTGCGGTACGCCACCTTGATTTTGATATTAGCCAAGAAGGCTTTGAAGACTTTTACAACAGGCTTAAGGAAGATAATCAAGAAGACCAAATCAACGAAATAGTCGAATCTTTTCGTGCGTTTATGTTAATTAAAGACAAACAAGGTAGCTAGATAGCAATATAATAACGATTTGATTTTGCATCTAGAGATTTTTAAACTACGTGATTAAATGAACTACATGAAGACAACTAAACACAACTTGTTACAGCCCTTGAGAAAGTTCCAAGGCGCTATTCTAGGCTCAAGAAACCCTGAAGGAGCATCTTTGGAATGGCTTCGCAGGATGTGCCGTAAGCGTGATCTGCGCGCGGTAAAAGTTTCTAGCGATTGGTTCACTACCAAGGAATGGGTAGAAGAATTCAATCGCTCACGTATTGGCGAGCCAGCAGCTCGCTAACCAAGTCAACACGTAGGCTTTCATCGGTATAGTTGCGCCATCTAGGCCGGCGCAAGTAACACACTACCGGCGGCTTGTTGCTGTGAGATGTGAAAGCCTATGTTGTTGTTTATTAATCATCAAGGAGGATAGAAAATGTTGGTATTAGCTCGCAAATTGCACGAATCCATTATTATCGGTGACATCACCATTACCGTTGTAACTCTTTCCACTGGGAAAGTTTCGTTAGGTATTAAAGCGCCGCCTGACAAGAAAATCTTGCGCGCTGAACTTCAACAAAAGGAGGCTCTTGAGCCATGCAAAGCATAGAAGAAATCGTAGCCGATGCCATAGAAAAAAAGCGTATTCAAGACGCAGAGCATGAAATTAAATGCCAAAAATACGCAGATGAGTTCATCCAGTCATTGCAACCAGCGATTGCGCAATGCCTTATTGACCGATCCAATCATCCATCTTGGATATGGTTTGATTTTCAACTTCCTACCGGTGAAAAGTTTCAAGCTGAAGTCAATCTGTATTCAGATGCAAACAGCGTTCAATGGCGCCCTTACGTCTTTAATCCGGTAATGGGTTGGATGGAATACGGCAGGCGATACCAATCTTATAGCGAGGTAATCGCACAGGCAATAGACGCAAAGAACTTACAAAACTTTTTAGCATCAAAGGAGATTAAGATATGAGTAACTTTGAATTTAAGAAAGCACAAGTCAGCAATCGTAAGCTTCGCCTGGCAATCCTCGGCCCTGCCGGATCTGGCAAGACTTACACCAGCCTTTTATTAGCCAAAGGCATTGGCCAGCCAATAGCTTTGATTGACACCGAACACGGAAGCGCTGAGATGTACGCTTCAGAGTTTGAGTTTTCAACGCTTAAGCTTAAAGATTTTCATCCTAACAACTACATCGAGGCGATTGCCTCCGCTGTAAAAGGCGGCTTTAAAACTATCGTAGTGGACTCCTTAAGCCATGCGTGGACAGGCAAAGGCGGTGCCTTGGAATTGGTCGACCAAGAAACTTCAAGAGGTAAAGGCAACAGTTTTACCGCCTGGCGCAACGTAACGCCGCTTCATAATCGCTTAATCGATTCCATTGTTGGCGCTGGCGCTCACATCATTTGCACGATGAGAACGAAAACGGATTACGTCATGGATAAGGACAAGAACGGCTCGACACAGATTAAGAAAGTTGGCTTGGCAGCTATCCAGCGCGACGGCATGGAATACGAGTTTGACTTTGTTGGCGAGCTGGACGTTGACCACAAGTTAGCCGTTACCAAATCCAGAATCAAAAGCTTGGCGGACAAAGTTTTCACTAAGCCAGGTGCAGAACTTGCCAATGAGTTTAAGAACTTTTTGCAGGCTGGCGAAGCCGCCGCATTAGTTGCGGAGGCGATGGAAGTTTTAGACGCAACGATCATGATTTCCGGCGTACAGCAAACGCAAATCCTTTCACTCATTGACCAATTGAATCTTGGCCAAGACTACTTGCCAAAGATTTACGGCCATTACCAAGTACCAGCCTTGAAGGACTTGACCGGAGCGCAAGGCTCGGCAGTTCTTTCAAGATTGCAATCCAAAGTTTCAGTTTAGTTTTTTAACCTTTTAGGAGTTTTTAGTTATGGATGAGAGTTTTACATTGGATCTTTCAACAGATCGACCAGCCTTTAAACCTATGTTGGAGCAGCTTCAAGCAGGCACTTACAACTTCAAAATCGTTGCGGCCTATCCGCATGAAACGAAATCGAAGAAGAAGGCCTTCAAGTTTGAACTTCTTGCACTTGATGCGGACTCTCCGATTAATGGCAAGACCGTTCACAAGCTGAACTTTCTTTCTCACGCAGTTGGCAAGAATATCCTCATGCGAGAGCTTAAAGTTGTTGGCGTGAAGGTAGAATCTTGGGCCGATCCAGCAACCGGCGTGATTGAAGCGGCAGAGCTGGAGGCGCAGCTTGCCACCGTTGGCGCAGAGGTCATTGGCAAAGTTGTTACCGCTTTGAAGTCAAAGCGAACAAATCCAAACGGCCAAGATTGGCATGAACTACAGATCAACGGCTTATCTAATCTGGTTTCACCAACCAGCAACGATGATTTGCCCTTCTAGTTTTCAATCGTTTCTTTGCCTGGCATGGTGCCAGCCGTTTTACACCGCAAGTGATCCCGAACGGTTGGCGCGGTTAAACTTGTCAGGCAAAGTTTTTAACAAGGAGGTAGTTCAATGTCAACGCTTCTAACCAGTCTATCCAAATTAAAGATTCATCCAGCCGCCGAAATCTTTCCAATGCTTTCCGATGTAGAAATCAGAGACTTGGCCAAAGACATTACCGAGCGTGGACTACAAAACCATATCGTCACTTACGAAGGCCAATTGTTGGACGGAAGGAACCGTCTGGCGGCTTGTATCCTTGGAGGCATCGAGCCAAAGTCTGTAGAGTACGGCGGCGATTCGCCAGTTGGCTTTGTGATCAGCGCCAACCTAAGACGGAGACAACTTGACCCAAGCCAAAGAGCAGCGGTTGCCGTGGAGATTGAACCGATGTTTGCAGCGGAGGCGAAGGAGCGACAAATCCGAAAGCCTATAGATTCTGTTAAGGTAAATTTGCCTAAACAGAATAAAGAACCTCAAGCTAGAGATCAAGCCGCTTCAGTAGTTGGTGTTTCTGGCAAGATGGTAAGTGATGCCAAAGCAATCAAGAAGAATAACCCAGAAGCCTTTGAGCGCATCAAGTCCGGTGAGGTTACCGTTCATGAAGCCAAGAAGGAAATACGAGGCGAGGAAATCAAGGAAATTCGCGCCAAGATGGTTCAAGAAGCCGCCGCGGTTCCAAAGGATCACAGATATAAGGTGAGCGTAGGCAATATCGAAACCTACGAAATGCCTGACGAAAAGCAATTTGATTACATAATTTCCGATCCTCCGTATATGGAAGAATTTTTATACCTTTACGAAACTCTTGCAGAAAGAGCAGCGGATGATTGGCTCAAGCCTGACGGGCTATTAATCGTGATGTGTGGTCAATCTTATGTAAATCGTATTTATACGCTCATGTCCAGGCACCTTGATTACTATTGGACGGCAGCATATTTGACACAAGGCCAGCCAACACCACTAAGGACACGCCAAGTCAATTCAACTTGGAAACCTTTATTGTTCTTTGTTCCAAAGGGTAGCAAGTACAAAGGAAAAATTTTTGGCGATGTGTTTGTTTCCGATGCGAACGATAAAAGCTTTCATGAATGGGGCCAGAGCGAAAGCGGAATGCTTTCCATTATCTCAGGCGTTTGTTTACCAGGGCAAACTATCTTTGACCCGTTCCTAGGAGCAGGCACCACTGGCGTTGCAGCTCTGAAGCATGGTTGCCTATTCGAAGGTATTGACCTTGAATCAAACAATGTTGAAATGGCTAAGACAAGAATCCACGGTACACGCTGGAGGAGTTTATAATGACAATTGAACGAAGAGATGGAAAAGGTACGCCATTTTCAAATTGGCTTCGAGTAGTTAAAAAACTGGATTCATGGAAAGGATTCTATACCACAGATCTGGATTTTATTTGGCACTGCGACCAAGGAATTAACTCCGCAGGCAAGTATTTTTTTATTGAAGCTAAGAATAAAATGGCAACACCAAAATACAAACAACACAACTTGCTAAGTAAAGTTGCTAGGAATTGCCAAAATGATCCGTTTTTCAAAGGCTTAGTCTATCTGCAATTTGAAAACACTAGCCCAGAGGATGGTAAAATCTTCTGGAACTCAGTAGAGATAAACGCAGAGCAATTGATTGATTTTCTCGCATTTGAGAAAGATGCGCCAGTGCCTACCAAATATGTTTGATAGTTAGCATTCCATTCCACAACCTCAAGAGCAAAGAAAATGAAAATACTAGAATTTCGACGAGTTACTTTCAGTATTCCAGTAAACAATAGATATCTTAGAAATCGCAAGGAATGCTATCACGCTTGGTATTATTGCAATAATGCTTATTGGCAGGATGACAGCGGACAGGTAACGCAACGCTCTTGGATCGATTTATACACCGAATTTTTACCGATCTCCAAGCAGACGGCGCCTTTGGTCATGATGTTTCTTAATGATCATTCAGAGGCATTCAAGAGCCACGAACTGACCTTGATTAATGATCAGTATCCGCCAGATTTCCAAGGCAATTCCTACGCCAGAAAAGTCTGGGAAAGCCAAGAATTTGAAATGCTTAAATCCATTGCGGAAACGGTGTTGAAGAACATGAAGAAATACGAAGAAATGGCACAGGTGAAAAATGGCTAATGATTGGATTAAATTCCGTTCCGGCCTGTTTGAATCACCGAAATTAATTGGCATGGCCAAGTATTTGGCGCGCTCAATTAACTTCCTTAACTGGCTTACTCCGGAAGTCTGCGAAGTTTGCACAGATAATGTAACTTCAGAAAAAGCGTTACGTTTGGTAACGGGTGCGTTACTTTCCGTTACCTGGTCACGGTTACGCCAGTTTGGTAAGGCGTTACCTAATGGCGATTGCTTCCTAGAATTTTTATCATTATCCGACCTCGACGGCATCGCAGGCGCTCCAGATGTTGGCGCAGCTATGGAGTATGTTGGATGGGCTGAATACAGCGAAGAAATGCAGGGTGTAATAATACCTAAGTTCTTTCTGGAGCATAACGTTGCGTTAAGTTCAGCCGAGAAACAAAGCGCCTATCGAGAACGAAAAAACGTTCAAAAAAGAACTGAAAAGCGTTACCAAAGCGTTACCGAAGCGTTACCAGACGATGGTAACAAAACGGTAACTAGAGTAGAGGAGAGTAGAGTATTAGTAGAAGTAGTAGAAAAAGCAGAAAAAATATTCCAGCCTGAGATAATTTTTAAATGTCATGGCAAAGAAAAAGCTTGGATTCTGACCGAACAATTCTTGGCAACGGCTCGAGAAGCCTTTCCAGCCCTTCCAGTTCTTGAGATTATTCGAGGTGCTTGGTTCTGGACGGAAAACAATCCAGAGCGCAGGAAGACGGCAAAAGGAATGCCGAGATTCTTAAGCAATTGGATTGCTAACGAAAACAACAAAGCGCCTACCGCAAATCTACCACGGACACGACCGGTCAAAGCTTCGCCTGTTGATGTAGATGAATACCTAAGAAACAAATTTGCGGAGGTGCAGTCATGAGGCAATCAACGAACTGCCTTAAATGCGGTAGGGAAGTTGTCAAAATGTATGGCCACAAAGACCTTTGCAATCTGTGCTACACACGGAATTTAAATCTTAGCGCAAGAGGTGCTGCGGAAATGAAAAAGTTGAAGGATGAGCTAAAGAAAGTTAAAGCCACGTTGAAAAGTTTACGAACCACCTTAAGCAATCACAGGATTTCATTGAAGACCGCAGCACGAAACAACGAAAAGCTTAAAGCTACAAACAATGAACTCGAAGCCTTTTTTGCTGTCACGTTCAAAGAAATAGGAAAGAAGGTGCAATCATGAAGCCAACTTTATCCGAGCTATTAGCCTGGACGAAAAAACACGCCAGCCGTTTCGCCTGGACAGCTCCAGCGGATTTGGAATGTCTTGCGGAATGGGCAACAATCCAAACCAAATACGGCGTAACACTCCAGGAGCTTGAGGAAGTTTCTGAGCGAATGGTAATGAATACGCGCGATGTTTTTGGAAAGGAAAATCACTTGAAAACGCTTAACACGATTTTACACGGACTACGAGAGCGAAAAGTCTACGCAGTTATTGAAGACGACCAGCGAGGAACTTGTACCACGTGCGGAGCTGGCGTTGGATTGGTATCCGTTCCAGAGCCAAGGCAAATCGTTCATGGCGATTGGGTTGGCGTTCAATTTACTTTTGTTTGGTGCAGTTGTACCGATGGCTACCGGTACAAAACTACAAAGAATCTTAAAGACCAACCGCTTATGGGCTTGGCCGAATACGAGCGCCGAGTTAATCCATTTTGGCGTAAACACGTCAAAGACTACTGGGCCAAGGCGGTAAGCGAAAACGCAGTGTTTGCTTTCGCAAGAAATCTAGATGGCAAAGTTGGCGCTAATCTTTCGGTGTTGGATAAATTGCAACTCAAAATCATAGGAAGGATGAACGATGAAATCGATAACGGATTTATCGCAGAGCGTGCTGGAAGTACCCAAGGAAATCTGCCAAAAATGCTTACGAGCAACGATAACCAGATTTACGAGAGGACGAATATGTAAGCGCTGTTTAGGTCAAAGCCTTGAAGGCAATGTAAACAAGTATTTGCGAATGGCGCAGAAAGTTAAACGCCTTTTAGACGAGAAAAACAAAGAAGCAATAAAGAATAAAAGATTGCTCGAAGAAATTAGAAGATTAGAAAAAATAATTAAGGCTTTGACATTGTAAATCCAAACATCTGAATTAATATTTGTGCAGCTGAACGCATTTTTAAAAGGAGTTTTGATAAATGCAGCATGAAAAAATACTGGATAAACTTGATGGCCTTGCAGATTTTCCTTGGAGTTTTAAAGCTTCAAAGGATCTCGACCGAGTGTTTGACAAATACGGCAACTGCCTTATCTGGCTTGCCACGGACAAAGAACACGACAAAAGGCATGGTGAATTTATTGCAGCGGCTCCGATGCTAATCGTAAAGCTTCTTGAAGAAATCGACCAGTTAAAGGAGCAGGTTTCAAAGGGCAAAAAAGAATGCAAGAAGAACGCCAGGACGGCGAAGAAAACATCGAGGAACTCTTGATACGAACGCAAATTTCAGCGTTTACCGGACTGCCTTTTAATCATAGGCAAATTCCGAAAGAGCTTGCTAGATGCCAGGAATTAGGCCGAGAGAATTTTCGCAAGCCAACGCAGACTTATCCAGGCACCGAGGAACGCATTCAAATTTATATGAGGCGTTCTGAGTTAAACTTACCAATCTTTAACCACCTAGATAAAAAGGTTAATCATGGATTCGAAAACGATCCCGAAGTTTCTTGAATCAATCCAATCGACCATCGACCAAAGAGGCTCCGACTATGGAACGCCTGAGGATAATTTGAAAAGGATTTCAACTCTTTGGTCAATGCACCTAGAATTTGATATTGGCGAGTATGACGTTGCAATCATGATGGTATTATTAAAACTCGCAAGGAATATAAACGAACATAAAGACGATAATCTCTTGGATGCCGCAGCATACTTGGCGTTGGCAGACTCGGTAAAAGAAACGGCAAGGTGCTAATGGGCTATTCCGAGCGCCCGAAATACAGAGCGAAACGAACTACCGTTCACGGACAGACTTTCGCCTCAAAAAAAGAGGCGAAGCATTATCTAATCTACCGAGCGCTTGAAGAGTCCGGCCAAATCAAAGATTTAAAAACACAAGTACCATTTAAAATAGTTATCAAAGGAAAGTTAATTTGCAGTTACTTTGCAGATTTTACTTTCACCGATTCAAAAGGAGTTTATTGCGTTGTTGATGTTAAGGGTTTCAGGACACCAGTTTACAAGATCAAAAAGAAACTGGTTGAGGCCTGCCACCTAATCCAAATCATCGAGGTATAAATCATGGATGAGTTTTATAATCTGCGTGATATTGCAAAAGAATTAGGCATAACTTATCAGACTGTAAAAAGCCGAACCGAACAGTTAGATATCGATGTAGTGCAAACACAAAATGAAAAGAATATGTACCTTAGTTCCATCCGAGCCGCTGACCTCGCAAAGTTGAAGGACTCACTTACAAACAAATCACACAGCGAAAACGGATTCTTTTATATGATCGCATTGGTGCCTGAATACAACAGAGGCAGGATCAAGCTAGGTTTTGCAACGAACGTTGAAGAACGATTAGGCAATCACCGCACAGCGGCACCAACTGCCGAGCTGGTGCGCTGCTGGCCCTGCAAACGCTCGTTTGAAAAGACAATCATCGCAGCGTTATCCAGTCTAGGCAAACAGGTAAGGAATGAGGTTTACGACTTTGATAACGTGGATTTGATCGTATCTAAGGCTGAGACATTGTTTAGCCTGTTGAACATCACGCCGCCAAATTCGTTTGATAATTAAAGAGTATGCCGATATTATAAATAGCATGAATAGCCACAAGCCAAAGCAATTGTTTCCTTCAGGTGATGCGCCTAAACACCGCAGACGAATCCAGCTTTATCCAAAGAACTGGACGAAGATACGTAAGGAATTCATTAGTAAACATCCATTGTGCCGATCATGCGAATTGTTTGGCATCATTGCCTCGGCCTGCGAAGTTGATCACATAAAGCCGCTTGCTAAAGGCGGCGAGCCAGCAGATGAAAACAATCTGCAAAGCCTTTGCCGACCTTGCCACGTGCGGAAGACGGCAGCAGATAACAAGTATGCACCAGGTAGAGGCCGAAGGATGCCGAATAGGCAGGGATGATTTTTTTTTTACTTAGCCAGAATAAGCAAAAATTTTTTTTTGCGTTAGTCAGGATAAGGAATTTTTTTTTTGCGTATCGAACCACTAAAAAGGACGAAAATGAGCCATTTTGGCAGGGCGAAGGGTAGGCGGGGTCTTTGGAGCCATCCATAAACGCCGGCATCTACTTGGCGCGCCAGCAGTTTACGAACTAATTTTTTCAAAATCCATTCAAGTTTTACAAAAGGAGTAGGAAATGACACTGAAGAGCAAGACCGGCCCTAAAACGGCACCGATACAAGGCGAACTCTTTCATTACGCACCAGAGGCCACCTTTGCAGACTTCGCAAATGCTGGCCTTCAGGAGACTGAGAAACGAATCGCTCAAGCTATCCTGAATAGCGCACCGGCTACGCTTATTGCCAGGCACGAAACGCAACCGGTAATTAGCCTGGCGAATACTCTTGGCATGATCGCAGGGCTTCAGCGAGAACTTGCAACGCATGGATTGGTAGACGAACTTGGCGAGCCTTCGCCGATCATTCCAAAAATAATTGCACTAGAATCATTAGCGTTGAAACTTGCGAACGCTCTTCGCCTGACACCATCAACCAGGCACGAACTAACAAGAATTGGAACGCCTTCGGATTATCCTTCTGAAGTTCCGATGATGGGCAATAACGATGACCTATTTACGGACATGAGCAATGAGTAGTAGCAAGAAAGCTATTCACTTCATTGAACAGTATTGCAGCCATGCAAAGGGTAAGCTTGCTGGCGAAAAGTTTACGCTTGCGCCGTGGCAAAAGGATTTACTTGTCAAGTTTTACGACACTTTAACACCAGATAAGCAAAGGCAATACCAACAAGTTTGGCTAGAACTTGGCCGTAAGAATGGTAAATCAACGCTCGTAGCAGCTCTTGGCCTATTCGCATTATTGGGCGATGGCGGCCAAGCTGAAGTTATTAGCGCCGCAAGTACAAGAGATCAAGCAAAAATCATATTCGACTCCGCCAAAACAATGGTGTTAAGCTCCGAAATCCTTTCTAGAAGGTGCAAGGTATTACGAAACGAAATCGCAGTTCCTTCAACGAATTCAATTTACCGAGTGATTAGCGCAGATGCCAAGCGCCAACATGGATTAAATCCAAGCTTTTGTATCCTCGACGAAGTCCATTGCCTTGGTAACGATGAACTCTATACCGCACTCCGCACCGCTGGCGGATCGCGCGAAAACTTTGCTTTCTGGATGATTACCACCGCAGGCACACAAGCAAGCTTCGGGTACTCGCAACACTCCTACGCTCGCAAGGTAATGGACGGATCGATTAAAGATCCAACTTTCCTACCGGTTATTTATGCCGCAGACCAAGGCGCAGATTGGAAAGATCCGGTGCAATGGCTCAAAGCGAATCCAAATATCGGAATTTCCTTGAATGAAAAGTTTCTTGAAGACTCTTGCCGAGAAGCGCAAACAAGTATTTCCAAAGAAATGGATTTTAAAAGGTATCATCTGAATTTATGGGAAGGCTCCGCAGAACAGAACTGGATTCAAATCGATAAATACCTGAAATGCGAAAAGATTAATAAACAGGAAATGATCGAGAAATACAAAGGGCGTGTTTGTCATGGTGGTTTAGACTTAAGTTCAAAGAGAGATTTAAGCGCATTTTCTTTATACTTTCCTCCAACCTATGGCGAGGATATTGGAGCTTTCTTGGTTTGGCATTGGTGTCCGAAGTACGCCACCGAATCACGCAGAGAATCTATTGGCGCACAAGTCTTAGACGATTGGATTCGAGATGATTTTATTACCGAACACTCTACCGAGTGGATCAATCAAGAGCTAATCGTTAAAGATATCGCAGCACTTGCCGAGGAATTTCAGATTCAAAGTATTGGCGTCGATGAATGGAACGCATCCGAAACACTACGGAAGTTAAAAGATGATCATAATATTGAAGTTCTAACTTTTCGCCAGACGCTAAAAAACTTGAACAATCCGACCAAAGTTTTAGAAGAGTGGATTAATTTTCAAAGAATAATCTTGCCAGATGATCCTGTTTTGCAATGGGAGTTTTCGAACGCCGTTTGTATTTCTGATCGAAATGGAAATATAGCGATATCTAAATCACGAGAAAAGGATAAAGTGGATGGGGTAATGTCCATGATTATGGCTCTTGGCCGATGGCAAGCATCTACAGCAACGGAAACAGATTTCAGCTACCTAGAAGACGGCATAACAATAATAGGGGATAATTATGAATTTTCTTGAAATCGTGCAGAGAATGTTTAGGCCTACTGGACGGTATTCGAGCAATATGCTTGTCGATGGTACTTCAAACTATTCAGGCGTTGCAGTTACGGAACAAACTGCGCTTGGAAGTTCAGCCGTATGGGCTTGTATAAATTTGATTTCTCAGACCGTGGCAACACTTCCATTCAGGCATTATCTAAAAACAAAAGACGATAACAGGATTCGCTTAGATTCAAAGCTTGATTTTATTTTGAACAACGAGCCAACGCAGGATTATTCCGGCTTCACTTTTAAAGAAATTATGACAGCAGCAGCGGTGTTGCATGGAAACGCCTACGCAGAAATTTCAAGAGATGCAAACGGAGAGTGTAACGGCCTTTGGTACATACCTACGCAGAATGTTCAGCCTTATTTCGACACCGATACCGAGAGCGTTTGGTACGCAATTTACGCAGGCGACTACCGAGGTAGTAAGCCGTATATGGGCATACCAGCAAGAAATATGCTTCACATCCTTGGGCTTTCCTACGATGGCTTGGCAGGCTATTCGCCTTTGTACTTACAGCGCGAAACCTTCGCCTTACATCTCGCAAGCCAGAGATACGGCGCAAGTTTCTTTCGGAATGGTGCAAGGCCTGCCGGCATAATTAAATTTCCTAATAAGCTTTCGCCAGAAGCCAAAGACGGTTTAAGGCGTTCATGGGATTCTTTTCATAGTGGCGCAGGAAATACCGGACGCGTTGCGATCCTCGAAGGCGGCTTGGAGTTTCAAAAGTTGCAGCTCGACCCTGAGGAAGCCCAATTCCTTCAAACACAACGGTATTCAAGAGAAGAAATCGCAAGCATCTTCAGAGTACCACCTTCGCTCATAGGTGCCGCAGATGCAAGCGACAACATCGAAGCGGTAAGCCTGCAATTCTTGCGAAGCCTCCAACCGTGGCTTTGCCGATGGGAGCAGGAGATTTCAAGGAAGTTAATTTATAATATGGCGGAATATGTCGAGGTAGACACGAAAAGCGTATTACGCACCGATATTAAAACACGGTACGAATCTATGGCTATTGGCCGCCAATGGGGCTGGTTGAGCGCTGGCGATTGCAGGAAGTTGGAGAATCTTAATAGTGATATCGCAGGCATGGAAGACTACCTTAAGCCGATGAATATGGAAACCTTGGACAGCAAGCCAGCACCGGCACCAGCACCAGTAAAGGAACTTATACCTGGCGGCCCTGCCGTTACAGCTCCAGGCGTGGATACTCCAGATTCCGCCTTACCACCAAACCGCAGCGATAACAAAATCTTAGAGCGTGTTTTAATCTTGAAGGTGTCGCAGCTCCGAGCCATTGAAGCCACCGCATTGAAACGAATTTCCAAAGACAAGCTATTTGTTTCAAAGTTGGACGAACTAACCGAACAAACCAAGAAAAGGCACTATATGGCATTTGATGAAATCCTCGAAGCCTTCGAAATCAAAGGCAAAGAAAAGATTGCGGAGTTCATTGCAACCACCGCAGCGACTAATTTAAAAGAAAAGTTTCTGGATGTAGCAGGCGCAACAAATTTTGCTGGCCTGCCTGCCGCTGTCGAAAACGCTTTGCCAAGCTATCTTAATTCGAATTTACTTCCATCCTTCACAACGGAGCAATAATCATGGAACGCAGAAACGCAGTAGAATACCGCACCGAAAACGAAGGTAACACCATTACCGGATACGCAGCCGTCTTCACCGACTCTAGCGGTAAGCCTTCACTCTCGGAAAACCTCGGAGGCTTCAGGGAGATAGTTGCGCCAACCGCATTTGATAAACGAAGCGGCAAAGTCTTGGCGTTTTATAATCATGACAGCTCGCAAGTCTTAGGTAAGGAAGGAACGAATCTGGAGCTTTCCGTTGATGCCAGAGGCCTAAAATTTTCATTGGTGTTACCAGATACCAGCACCGGCCGAGATGTTAAGGAGCTAATTCGCTCTGGAATTCTATCCGGCGTTTCGTTTGGCTTCACCGTAGATAAGGATTCTTGGACAGTGGTAGGCAAGGAGAAAATAAGAACGCTCGAAAGCGTTACGCTTTATGAAATCTCACCAACTGCAAACCCTGCGTATCCAGATACTAGCGTAGCGCTTCGAAATCTTGCGGAGGTTGAACGCTCCGAATCACGGAGAAAACAAGCGATTGCAAGAATTAAGTTGATGAAATGGAATTTTTAATTGACATAACTAAGATTCTGTAAGTATATTAATATTAATTAGATCACCACGCTTTTGCGTGAACAGCTTCCGAAATCGTTTTCGAAGCCGTTCACGCATTTTTTTTTGGAGTATGAAATGAATAAAGTTGAACTTCGCGCCGAGCGCACCAGATTGATTGCCGAAGGCGAATCCATGACCATCGACCAACGCGCATGGACACCAGAAGAAGAAGCCAAATTCGCTGACCTTGAAGCCAAGGTTAACGAAATCGATGCAATGCTTAACGCAGACTCTGCCGCTGATGTTACTGCCTCCGCAGACTCAGCAAGAAACAAATTGCAAGCTTGGAAATCCTCCGCACCAGTTGCGCCGACTGTCCAACGCTCCAAGGTTTATTCCAGCGCGCCTAATTTCGTGAGAGATTTTGGCGATAAGAACGACCGCCAAAAGCGAAGCCTAGCAATCAAAGGCTGGCTTGCTGGTGGTTCGCGCTCTGAATTGGTCAACGATGAAATTCGAAGCGCAGCAAATGAAACAGGCCTTAACATCGATGCCGATAGATTGACCTTGGATTTGTTTAGAAGCGCACCTAAGAAAGCCGAAGAAATCCGCGCCAATCTTTCCGTTGGCACGAACAACGCCGGTGGTTATTTAGTTCCTACTGAATTTATTGCTTCGCTTGAAAAGGCGATGCTTACTTTCGGTGGCATTCGTGAAAAGGCTTCCATTATCCGCACCGCTGGCGGAAATCCTTTGCAGATGCCAATGGTAAACGACACCAGTTCCGTTGCCTCAATCGTTGGCGAAGGCTCCGCAATCACTGCGGCTAATACTACCTTTAGCCAATTTACCTTGGGTGCTTATAAATACGCTGCTGCGGTGCAAGCATCTTGGGAATTAATCCAAGATTCTGGCATCAATCTTGAGTCTGAACTTGGAAACATCCTTGGCGAAAGATTGGCTCGAGGACAAGGCGCACACCTAGCAACTGGCACCGGCTCAAGCCAGCCAGCCGGCTTGGTTACGGGTTCGACTTTGGGCGCAACTCAGGCCACTAACAATGTTTTGGCTTACCAAGATTTAATCAATCTTTACCATTCCGTTGATGTTTCTTATCGACGAAATGCAAGCTGGGTCTTCCATGATAACTTCCTTGCGCTCTTGCGCGGTCTTACCGATGACGCTGGTTATCTGATTTTCGGCGGGCCTAATGTTGGCGAGCCTACGACTTTACTAGGCGCACCAATCGTTATTTGTAACGACATGGCCAGCGATATGACCACCGCAGCAGGCAAGATTGCTTTGTTCGGTGATATCTCAGCCTATAAGATTCGCGAAGTTAGTAACATCGAATTGACCAGGCAATCAGAATTGTATTCCAGTTCTGGACTCGTTGGCTGGGTGATTCATCACCGATTAGATGCGAAGCTTGCAAACGCTGGAACTAATCCAGTTAAGCACTTTGTGACCATCTAGTCAGTGGTTTTGATCCTACCCCAATCACCCTAGCTTTATCCTCCTTTTGCTAGGGTGATTTCTTAAAAAGGCCTTATCATGCTACCATCTTGGACAACTAAAATATTATCGGAGCCAGCAACCGAGCCAATTACCTTGGCGCAGGTGAAGCTTCATAGCCGTATATCTCATTCAGATGATGATTCTTGGCTGGCAATGGCCATAATAGTTGCTAGACAGTATGTCGAAAAGACTTGCGAACTTAGTTTAATCACGCAAACACGCAGAACGACCTTTGACGGATTCCGCAAACCTTGGCTAACGCTCGCCTACGGCCCTACGGTTTCGATTAGCGAGATACAATATTACGATCAGACGAACGCAGCGCAAACACTCACAGACTATCAGGCGGCATTAGAATCGAATCCTTGCCTTATCGTTCCGGCCGCTGGAATGCCTTGGCCTTCGACAATGCCTAATCGAATCGATGCGGTAAAAGTTACTTATGTTGCAGGCTTTGGCGATGCCGAGGATGTACCAGCAGCATTGAAACAGGCGATTCTTTTGCTAGTCGATTTTTGGTATTCGAACAGGTCAGCGGTTGACATGGGTTCGCCTGGTCCGATTCCTTTTGGCGTTGATAGCTTACTAAATCTATTCGCTTCAGGAAACTACCGATAATGATTACCTCCGGCGCAATGAATAAAGTTTGCGTAGTGGAACGATCAACATCAACGGCAGACGATGTAGGCCAGCCAATTAAATCTTGGACTACCTTAGAAACCTTCTTCGCCAAGGTGGCAAGCTTTCCAGTAGGCGAGCAGCTCATTGGCGAACAGACCGGCGCTTATATGAATTACACGATTACCACTAGGAAGACTACCGCAGCACCAGGCGATAGGATTGTAACGGAAGGCCACACCGTAGAAATCAAAAGCATTGGCATACGCAACTTTACGGATGGAATCGAAGCAACCATTGAAGGCGTAGAAAGGGTGGCGTAATGGCAGGAAATAGCGCAGAAAAAAGCATTTACAAGCAAGCCGGTATCACGATTGATGTTACCGAAATCAAGACGCTTCTTGCGAAGTTCGGAGATATCACGCCAAATCTGATGAGAAAGAGTTTGCGACGCGGATTTGCGGCAATCGGAAAGGAAGTAAAGGCGATTCAGAAAAGCAAGATTAAGTCCATTGATGGCAAGCGCAAAGTTGGAATCGGATTCAACAAAAAAGGAAAGCCGATCAAGAACGGACTAGAAAAAAGCATCACAGTTAAAACGAATGTTGACATAAAAAAAGGTAAGGCTTATATGTTCGTAGGGCCAAAGCGCAAAGCTACAGACCTTGGCACACCTTCCAAGTATGCGCACTTTGTCGAGAGCGGAGTTAAGCCGCACTTAATCGATGTTAAAAAAGGTCAAAACCAAGGCCGCACCTTTAGCCATCCAGGCTACAAGAAAAGGCCGTTTGTCGCTCCGAGTTACGACACCGTAAGAGCGAAAGCGCAGCGAATGATGCTAGATGCAATGGAAACCGCTATTAAGGAATCTCTTAAATAATGACAATCTCCGCAGCAGTAACAAGCCGATTAAAAACAGTAGCGGCATTTAATTCGAATGTCTTTCCAGATTCGGCACCGGAAAGCGTTCCGTATCCGTTTTGCGTATACAAAATGCAAAGCGTAGAGCGAACTTATCTTCTGGATGGAAGTACGAACGGCCTACCGGTGGCAAGCTTCCAATTCATGATCTTTGGCACCAACAAAATAGCGGTTGAAGAACTATCTGTAGAGGTAGGACAACTATTCAGCGGATACCGTGGAACGGTAGCCGGTACAGAGATCGCAAGCAGCGTTTGGAATAATCAAGAAACCAATGATGTTTTCATTGAAGGAAATGATATTCCAGTCTATAGTTATATTAATAGTCATCTTATCCAATTTGTAGAGGAGTAATGTTATGGCAGCATTTTCTGGAATGGGTACCACGGTCTTGATAGGCGCAACCGCACTGAAAGCAACTTCGATTTCGGCGCCATCGATTAAGCGCGGAAGCATCGATGTTACTAACCTTGAAAGCCCTGGCAATTTGAAAGAATTTGTTCCTGGTATGCTGGAAGCTGGCGACTTTTCATGTGACTTCTTTTATCCAGAAGGCCACGCATTAATTGCCACAATGGATTCTGCCGTTGAAGCAACCTATGAACAAGAAATCGTTATTACCTTTCCTAACGGCGGCTCTGTAACCTTTGATGGATTTATTACCGAGTTTACCGTTGATGCCGTAGCGGTTGGCGACAATGCAGTAAAAGGCAAAATGACTGCAAAAGTAGTTACCAAGCCTGTGTTTGTAGCTGGCGCTTAGTTTTTTTATTCTAAAGGAGGATTTCATGGAAGTTTCAAAAGACAGTTTCTTGGCATTTGCCAAAGGCACGATTCGCAAGCAAGAAGTTTCAATTGAAGGCTATGGCAAGGTGTTTATCCGAGTCTTAAAAGCCAGAGATAGAGACAATTACGAAGGCGCAATTGCAGGCGGCGACAAGTTTAATTTTGATAACTTCAGAAGCAAACTCGTTGCGCTCTGTTTTTGTGATGAAAAAGGCAACCGCATTTTTACCGATGCCGAAGTTCCTTTAATTGGCGAATTGCCTGCCGACCTGGTTAATCAATTGTTTACGGTGGCTCAAGAGCTTAACGGCTTTACCACAAAATCGGTGGAGCAGGCGGAAAAAAACTAAGGTCACAGCCAGCGAAAAGATTCTTATTTCGGCTGGCTGGACACCTTAAGAAGACGGTTGGCGAAATCCTCGAGACAATGGATTCAGACGAACTAACGGATTGGATGGCTTTCGCACGAATCGAGCCGCTTGATGGTTACCGCAACGATATTAATTTCGCAAGCTTACAAAGTTTACTAGGCAACTGCAACCGAGGATCTAGTCAAAAAGCTTTCACCGTTGAAGACTTCTTACCGGATTACTTTCGAGAGAATAAACCGGAACAGACTTCTGAGGACATGGAAAAAAGCTTAATGGCATGGGTCAAAGCCGCAGGCGGAGTAATTAAATAATGGCAACATCAATTTCTAAAACTTCCGTCGCGGTTGGCATGGATGCCAGCGCCTTCAAAACCGGCGCCGAATCGCTCAAAGGTTACTTCAAAGACATTGGCGCCAGCGCAGGAAAATTAGTTGGCATATTAGGCCTTACAGCCTTTACGATTGGCGGCATCAAGGCAGGCATTGAAGGCAGCCTTGGAAAAGTTGTTGCCTTTGAAAAAACACAAGCAATCTTGGAAGCGATTGGCACGAGTGCAGGCAGCTCCAAAGAATCAATAGCTAATTTAGTTAGTACCCTTTCCGCCATCACCGGACGCAACGACGAAGCCGGAAAAGCACTTGGCGACATGGCACGTAAGATGATGAGCGTTGGTTTCTCCGCAGCAGAAACCGAAAAACTAGTTACAAGCTTTTATAAGACCGCTAAATCCGTACCTGGCGAAATCGGCCAGACTGTTGGTATGCTTGAAAAAATGTCTATTCAAATGGACGAAATGGGCTTTGTTGAGTTTGGACAATTCAAAGCGCTTGCGGAACTAGGCTTGCCGATTATAGATATCTTTGCGGAAAAGATTTCTGAAATGCGCGGCGTTGTGGTTAGCACCGAGGAAGTTGTAGCGCAGTTGAAGTTGGCTCAGCAAACCGGCGGAGCAAGCGGTATTACCACGCAAGAACAATTGCAAGTATTCGCTGGGCTTGGCGATTCTAAAAAAGTTCAGGCGCAGGCCGAGGCGGTTGGAAACACTTTTGCCGGTGCTATGGGCAAAGCCAAAGGCGAAATCTCTTTAATGTTTTTTGAAATCGGCAAAGCAATCAATGCTTTCTTTGGCGGTACGAAGACTTATGTTTCTTTATTTAGGATGATCACCGCAGGCGTAAAAGCGGCGCGCGAGCAAGTGGAGCTGCTTGCAGGCGTATTTGCAAATAATAGCCAATGGATTGAAGACTTTAAGAACGGTATCGATATTTTGGTAGTTGCCTTCTTCCGTGGCTTTGAAGTCATGGGCGGCGCGCTGGTTGAAAGTATTCGCCTTCTAGGTAGTTGGTTCGATGCGTTTACGGAAAACATTCCGGCAATGGAAAACGCAATTGGAAGCTTCTTTAGTTCCGCCGCCGCTATGGCATCTGATTTCTTTTCTTCTATAGGCTCCGGCTTTACTTCTGCGCTATCTGGAATAAAGAACGCATTTTACGACACAATAAGCGGCGGCGCTGGATTGATTACCGGCTCGCTTTCAATGGTTGGCGGTCTATTCGTGTCTATTGCAGGCGGATTCAAAAGCTTGTTGAATACTTTGACCTTTGGCTTATCCGATGCAATCGGCGGCTTCTCCGTATCGGTAATGAAATTCGCTGGTTGGCTCACGGCTAGATTTTTTGAAGCCTATTACAATATTTTCAAAGGCCTTGCAAGCTTCGTAGGCAGTGGCATTTCCTATGTAGTATCAAGCTTTGCAAGCTTATTTGGTAAAATCGTTTCCGGTTTGGCTAGCGTAATTGGATCGGTAGTTGGGCCGGTTGTTAAGTTTGCTGGTTGGATCGGCGCAAAGTTTGCTGAAGCTTACTACAACATTTTTAAAGGCCTGTTGAATTTTATAACAATGGGCTTCTCAAATAAGGTTATTGATTCAATCACCGGCATTGCTTCAGCGATGACCAGCACATTTACCGGTGTAGTAAGCAGCGTAGTTTCTGCAATCTCCGGTTCAACCTCCGCAATTGGCGGCTTTTTTACTTCTGCCACTAAGCCAGTAGAAGACACCACCGGTGCAATTAAAGGCATGGCAACGGCAACGGATACCGGCACCGAGCGTGTTAGTTATATGCAAGAAATCTTTAAAGGCTTTGGCGAATACATGACCGATTTCGCCGACAACTTCCAAGCCATCTTTAAAGTATGGGATGTCATCGTAGCTTCCTTTGGCGATGGTGTTTCCAATGTTACAAATATCTGGGAAGGAATGTACGAAATAATCCAAACCATTAAGACCGCAGCGCAAGTAGGGTTCTTAGTTATCTACGAGCTAGGCGTAAAGTCAATCAATGGAATATTAAAAGTATTCGAAGACATGGCGGCTTTTACAACGAAATGGGTCGATAAGTTTTCCTATGGATTGACCAACATTCTTGAATCGATTGGCCTTGTATCCAAAGGTACTACCGATGCAATGATGGCGCAAGACAGAGCTAGAGGCAATGTGAGCTACAACCTTGGCCGAGCCGATGCGGTTTCACCTTCCGAGGCTCGGCAGAATATCCAGAATCAAGCCGAAGAAGAACGGCGAGCTAGAATCAAAATGTATAACGAACGAAAATTAGGATTAAACAAAGATATTCCAACCGCAGAGAATCCAGATTTCGCCAGAGGCAAAGGCGGAGCTGGTGGCGCAGGCTCGCAAGTTGCAGCGCCTACGCTGTTGAGCCAAGGCGGAGCAGAAGAATATAAGATGATCGTAGAGCGCAATAACGCCAAGCTAATGGATGGAAGCAAAGAGCAATTAGAAGAAACAAGGCGCACAAACGCACACCTCCAAGATATCAAGGATAAGCCAGAGGCTCGACCACAAACAAATACCGTAATGGCATTAGCAAGGTAAATAAAATGGCAATCACCGATGTTAAAGAAACCTTTGGAAATCGCACACTTGCGCAAGATTCCAAATATCAAGTTACCATCAATCGGCAGTTCCGTGTAATCTCCGACATCATCAACGAGTTTATGGCGAATGTCACGCAGGCCGATGGCATACCAACGATGTTTGATGTTCATCCAGAATATGAAACCGCCGTAATGGTTGGAGCATCAGCGAAGCAAGACAGCAGCGAACCACGGTCTTGGATTGTCGATTGCAATTATAGTACGAATCCAGACGCAGCATCACCGAACGGAGCTGGTGGCGGCGTTGAACAATCGCCAGAAGTGGCAAGCCAGCAAAAGGGCAGCGATCCGGCGAACAGAGTTGAAAATCCTTTGCTCCGCCCTGCCGACATTCAATTAAGTACAGGCTTTCAAAGCTATGTCATGGAGAAAAGTTTTTCGCCGAGTGCAACAAAAGTTTGCAACACCGCTGGCGAAATGTTCGCTACGCCTTTAATGTTTCGCTTTCCATTCCTTATAGTCAATTGCTCAAGAAATGTACTGAACTTCAACATCTCGAATCTGAATTACTTCGTTGATCGCACGAATAACGCAAGCGTTACGCTCTTTGGTGGCACCACCGGAATTGCTTCAAAGGTAATTCAAGCAGGCGATTTATTGATAGAGAACATTTCAGCGAATCGAGTACTTGAAAACAATGTTTCTTATTGGCGTGTAGCTATGGTTCTTCATGTTATCGTACCAAATTCATGGGTGAATTTACCGGAGAACGCTTCGCCAGGCTTTGATGCTAGATTAAGGAATGTTGGATTCAATGAGAAGCTTTCCGGCGGTGGTACTGCGCTTAAGCCGATTGTACCAGGCGCCAAGATTCCAAGCGATCTAGACGAAAACGGCTATAAGCTTGGCGATGTCGATCCTATTTACCTAAAGTTTAATGTTCATCCAAGAGGCAATTTGGCTTGGGTGAATACCTTCCTTTCTGCCGGAGCGTTCTAATATGGAAAATGTTTCATTTACTTTTGAAGACGCTCAAAGAATTTCCGATTCTGTTTTAGCAAACGAGCGCAGCAAGTACGCTGTGAAGCCTGTCGATTACACCAGCCAAGGCGATGAGTTTGTTGTAATCAATGTAACAGCAACTACGAAATTTTCAGACGATACGCAAGATGGCAACTTAAGTTATTGGAATGAATCAACAAAATTATACGCTGCTTACGATCCAGTTCAAACGGTACGAGTACGAGCCGCAAACACAGCGGACACACTTCCAACAGGCTATGTTTTCGCAAGGTTCCAAGGTAACACCACAAGAAGCGGCGTAGTAGGGCCGTTGTATATTGCGGTATCGGTTCGGCCAGCTTCCGGCGGAAATGCGGTAATCGAAGTAGTTACCGATGTTATTTGTACGCCAACAGGAATTGAAGTTTCAACAGTTACGCTCTCAGGTGCCGATTATGATAACGCAGTAATAAGGCAATTTCTAGGCTTATCTGATGTTACACCATCAAGCTATTTAGGTAATCAAAACAGAATTGTAATGGTGAACGCCGCGGCAACTGCTCTGGAATTTGGGCCTAGTTTTGCTGGAACACCTAGCGCCGTTGATTTTCTTGGCCTTACCGATACACCAGATAATTATTCAGGTGCTAACCTAAAGTCAGTAACTTGCACCGCCAGCGGTTTGGTATTCACGACTCCAAGCGTAACAACCACAAACAGCATTACCGGCGGCGGTAATCCAAATAGCGGTTTTACTACGATGCAACTAATAAACGACTCGGCAACGCCTGGCAATAATAAATATTACGGCACCAGCGCCAGCGGCGTTAAAGGCTGGCAATCGATTCAGGCTTTACTAGATGCGATTGATGATCTGACTACAAGAGTTGAACTGTTGGAAGCACCTTAATGCTACTAACAAATCTTACCTATGGAAGCGTTACGAATGTCACCTCAACAGGCGAGCTAGGCGGTTTATTTTTACCTAGTGCTGTTGGCTATCGGCCAGATGCTTACACATCAGCAGGCTTCTCTAAAGCAACTTACGCCACCTACGATGAGGCAAGCAATCTTTCCAACCCTTACATTAATAAAGTAATGGTAACACCGCCAGCGTTTGGCACTCCATGCCGAGCAGCTACCACCGCTAACATCAGCTTAAGCGGATTGCAGACGATTGATGGCATCGCTTTAATTGCTGGCGATAGAGTGTTGGTAAAGAACCAAACCACGGCAACGCAAAACGGAATTTACACCGTAGCATCTGGATCATGGACTAGGCCTTTTGATAGCGACACCGGAACAGAGCTACAGGTCAGATCGTTTTTTAAGATAACATCTGGCACCGTAAACGCAGACTATTACGCAGTAATACAAAACACCGGAACGATTACCGTAGGCACGACAGCGATAAACTATGATCTTGTTTTAGATCCTGTTTTGTTAGAAAGTCAAACGGTGTACTGGTTACGGTTTAAGGACTTTCCGACAGGCGCACAATGGTATGCAACGACCACCGATTACAGCACAGTTTTTGCAAAACTTGCCACCACCGCCAATATAAGCTTAAGCGGCAACCAAACGATTGACGGTGTTTTAACGGTTAATAATGATATTGTAATCGTGAAAAATCAAACCACAACAAGTGAGAATGGCTTGTATTATGCGTCCTCTGGAACATGGACTATTTATCCTTACCTATTTAGTTATGAAGCCCTACCTTGGTTGCTCTATGTGTCTTCTGGTACGGTGAACGGTGGCAAAACTTTTGCATCTAGTCGTACTGTTGCCTACGCTCCTTTCGCAGTTTTTACAAATGTTTACACCTTAGTATCTATGATCCTTTACCCTACTTTGGAAGACGCCACCGCAGAAACTAACGCATTGATACCAGCATACAAAACCGCCTTTAATGTCGAGTGGATTACAAAACCTTACACCCCTATAGCATGTATCGAGATGGCAGCAGCAGATGTAGAGGATATCTATTGCTGTCCTGAGCCTACGCCATTGCTGCAAACTTTCCCTGACCATGTAGAGATTATATTTGGAACCTATGGTTCACTAGCAGCGAGAACAGTAGTTGCCAGGTTGTTTGATCCGACCAACACTTATGTAAGCACCTATAATGGCGCAACCTACTCAGGGGTAAATGGTGTAAATTTCTTTCATTACGAATATGACGCAACCATTTCTTGCAGTGGCGTTCCAAGAACGAACCTAAGAAGTTCTTTCTGGTTTCGCATTGCAAGTTTTGGAAGCGGCTTGCAGGCGCAAATTATGCGTTATGAACTGTCTACTGGTGCAAGTGCTTGCGCATCATCTTATTCTTACTATTCAGATTATATGTATTATGTCTGGCGCAGCAATGAACCATATTATTACGACATTGGGCCGACAGCGCCTTTTACCTTTTACCAAACTTTGCCTCACTCATGGGCCAGTTATGACTGGACTGTTTCACCAAGTACATTTAATTCTGGCTTTATAGATCCAAAGCAACCACAGTTAACAAGCTTTGATATCCAATACGGCCAAACGATACCACCAACAATCACTTGCTATTTGATTGATGCAGTATTCCAACGCACGACTGTAGACCTGCCTTCAGGCGATGATATTGCTTTAGGCACTATCAGTGTTACCTTAACTTACGATGCAGCAAGCAGCACCTACTATGGGCCTGTTGCGAACTATTACAACATACCAGGCAGATTATCCATGCCAGCAGGGCTATTGCCTACGGTTGCAAGTGGAGGAATGTTTCTAAATACGACACTACCTAACTGGAAAGTGAACTCTTCTAACCAAATTTACTATGAAAAGTATCTAAGCGCAGGCGCACCGAGTAACGAAATTACGCTTTTCTACAGCAGTTACGCAGACGCAAGAAAACCGCAGGCATCAACACTAAACTTTTACAAAACAAACTCCTACAGCGTTTACACCAATACCAATGGCTCGCTGTTGCGATCCGATCCGACAACGCAAACTGCAACATACTAGCCTCCAAAATATTAACATTGCTTATCCATCCGATTCGTTTAAACTAGTTAAATAGTATAAACATCTTAAAGGAAGCTAATATGGCAGCAGCAACCTATAACATCCTCGCAGAACAGGGCGCGACTTTCGCCTTAAATCTACTCTATAACGATTCCGCAGGCGATCCAATCGATTTGACCACCTACACCGCTGCAATGCAAGTCCGCTTAAAGGCTGCAACGGTTACGACCATCCTAGAATTGAACACAGGCGATAGCAGCATAACGCTTGGCGGAGCCGCTGGCACGATCCTTTTAGCGATTGATGCGGCAACAATGGAAACTTTCACCGCTGGAAAATATGTCTACGACCTTGAACTTTATAACGGCGCAATCACGACACGACTTATTGAAGGAACTTTCACGATTAAGGCGGAGGTGACAAGAATATAATGCCTGACATCGTCATCGTTTCTGAAGCTGGAATTGTAACTGTTGTTGACTCTGGAGCCGATTCGCTTACTATCGTAGAAGGCAGCGGCACCGTATACGGCGTAAGCATTGTATCCGCAAACGGCTTCGCTGGCAGCGTCGCGAAAGATACCACCTTACCAGCCATCACGCTTTCAACATCGATTAACGGATTGCTTGCAGGCGATGGTACTTCCATCTTCGCAGCTACCGCAGGCACCGGAATAAGCTACGACGACATCACCGGAATATTAACCAACTCGGAGCCAGATCAAACCGTAGTCTTAACCGATGGCGCCGATATCACCATTACCGGCACTTATCCGAACTTCACTATCGCTTATAGTGGAACCGGCGGCGCTTTTCTACCACTCGCTGGCGGCACAATGACCGGCAACATTGTTTTCGATGGAA